GTGGAACAGGTGAAGCACGTACCGACTCCGATATAACGGAAGTACGTATTATCGCTGATGAGGCAGAAGGCTACAAGAATGATGCTGCTGCTTCGGCCAGTGCCGCTGCATCGAGCGCATCTGCTGCTGCCACTGCCGAGACTAATGCAGAGACAGCAGAGGCCAATGCAGAGACTGCCGAGGCTAACGCTGAAGCTGCTCAAGCTGCTGCCGAGGCTGCTCAAGCTGCCGCTGAAGCTGTCTACGATGACTTTGATGACCGTTACTTGGGTGCTAAGTCTAGCAACCCTTCTGTGGATAACGATGGTGATGCACTGGCTACAGGTGCTCTGTACTTCAACACTACAGTGCCTGAGATGCGAGTGTACACAGGCTCTGCTTGGATTGACTTCTCCGCAGGTGCTACTGTCTCCTCGTTCAATACACGCACAGGTGATGTTACTCTTACCGATACCGATGTTAACACAGCTTTAGGCTACACAGCAGCTAACAACAGCTCTGTCCTGCTCAAAGCTAACAACTTATCTGACTTAACAAGTGCATCTACTGCACGTACCAACTTAGGTTTGGGTACTGCCGCTACCACTGCAAGCACTGCTTATGCAACTGCTGCTCAAGGTACTAATGCAGATACAGCCTACGGTTGGGGTAATCATGCCTCTGCTGGCTATGCTGCTGATAACACTGTTGTAAAGCTTACAGGTGATCAGACTGTTGGAGGTACTAAGACTTTCTCCAGCACCATTACAGGTTCTGTCTCGGGCAATGCAGGTACTGTCACCGATGGTGTGTACACTACAGGCTCTTACGCTAACCCTGCATGGATTACCTCACTGGCTGAGACAAAGGTATTGCCTTCTCAGACCTCTAACTCTGGTAAGTATCTGACTACCAACGGTACAGCTACCAGTTGGGCTTCTGTGGATGCGCTGCCTAGTCAGACAGGCAACACAGGTAAGTACTTAACCACCGATGGTTTTACCGCATCTTGGGCTACGATCAATACTGACTCCAATACAACCACTAAGGGTTTGTATGAGAACAACAGCATTATCTCAGCTAACTACACAATAACATCAGGTAATAACGCAATGAGTTCTGGCCCTATCACGGTTAACAGTGGTGTCACTGTGACTGTGCCCACAGGCTCTCGTTGGGTAGTACTCTAAAAGGAATAAGCATGACAGTTACAATTAATGGAACAACTGGCATCACCAACGATGGTGGCTACACAGGTGACGGTGTAGTCTTTTCTGACACTACTCCATCAAATACGCTGGTGACCACTACTGGCGGTAACGTGGGTGTTGGGACGAGTTCGCCTGATGCAAAATTACGAGTTAATGGCGGGGGTAATTCTCTACAAGCTCGTTTTTCAGGGGTTGATAACAGAGGCCTTGCAATTAGCACATTTACTTCTGTTGGCACAAGTGACAACGGAGTTACATACAACGCTGGAGTTGCTTCAGACGCTCAACACGTATGGCAATGCGGCGGCACAGAACGCGCCCGTATCGACTCCAGCGGTAACTTGCTGGTGGGGACTACGAGTAACTCAACTGGAGCGCGTATTGCAGTAAGTGGATCAGGCACAGGAGGCGCTTATTTACTGCGACTAGCTTCTTCCGCTACAGGTGGCTCTACTGCGGATGGTTTGGAGTTTGTTTTTGGGGATGGAGTTGCAAAAGGCTCTATACGTTGGAACAGCACAATCACTGCTTACAACACATCTTCCGATTACCGTCTAAAGAACACCATTGCACCCATGACAGGTGCTTTGGCAAAGGTAGCACTCCTTAAGCCTTGCACATATAAGTGGAATGTAGACGGCTCTGACGGTGAAGGTTTCATTGCCCATGAGTTGGCTGAAGTTGTGCCCGGTTGCGTAACAGGCGAGAAAGACGCTGTAGACGCTGATGGCAATCCCAAGTACCAAGGCATCGACACCAGTTTCTTGGTTGCCACTCTGACCGCAGCCATCCAAGAGTTAAAAGCCATCGTTGACGCACAAGTCGCTGAGATCGCAGCTTTGAAAGGAACACAACCATGAGCAAGATAGCTTTATCAGGTAACGCAAGCGGCACAGGTACATTTACCTTTGCCAGTCCTAATAGCAACACTGATCGAACACTGACACTGCCTGATTCCTCTGGTACTGTGGCTACTGCTGAGTCAACACTGTCTCAGTTCAATGCTTCTGGTAGTGCTCCTGTTTATGCCTGCCGAGCATGGGTGAACTTCAACGGCACTGGCACTGTGGCTATTCGTGCGAGTGGTAACGTGTCCAGCATTACAGATAACGGGACTGGTGATTACACGGTGAACTTTACTACTGCGATGCCTGATGCGAATTATGCGATCTCTGGCGCACAAGGAGACACTGGGACGCCTAATGGTGCAGGCATGTTTGCGGTAAACCGCATCGGATCAACTGGCGCTGCGTCTGCTCCGACCACTTCTGCGTGTCGTGTCAACACAACGAACAGCCTCGGTAATGTGCTGGATAACAGTTACGTCAACATTTCCATCTTCCGCTAATTCTTCAAAGGAACCAAAATGAACCAACGAATCATTTACCCAACTGACGATGGCGGCGTGGCAATCATTATCCCTGCTGAAAGAACATCATGAGTACAGCAAAATTTGATACCTTACAAAATGCAGCAGGAACTAAATCAGTACCTGTATCCACCGTGGTTGATGGAAGTGCAAAGGCTTGGGTGAACTTTAACGGTACTGGTACAGTTGCTATTAGAGCTAGCTTTAATGTTAGTTCTATTACTGACAACGGCACTGGCGATTACACTGTTAATTTTACAAATGCAATGACTGATGCGAATTATGCGGCAGTTGGTATGAGTCAAGCCGTAATAGGTAGCACTGTTGCCATCCCTGTTGGGGGAGTTACATTCAATACCTCTTCCGTCAGAGTAAGGGCAACATCTGGATCGACTTTCTACGATGGCGATACTGTTTCCGTCTCCATCTTCCGCTAACCCAAAGGAACTAAAATGAACTCTCGTATTATTTACCCAACTGACGATGGCGGCGTTGCTGTGATCGTACCCGCCGCCGAGTGCGGCCTGACCATCGAAGACATTGCGGCCAAAGATGTGCCAGTAGGCAAGCCATTTAAAATTGTGGATGTGTCCGACATCCCTGAAGACCGTACATTCCGCGCAGCTTGGGAGTATGCAGCATGATCAACGTGAACCTCGACAAAGCCAAAACTATTGTGCATGATATTCGCCGCGCCAAGCGCACTGCGGAGTTTGCACCTCTGGACATTAAAGCAACTATTCCTTCTGAGGCTGTAGCTGCTGAAGCTGCTCGTCAAGCTGTGCGTGAGAAATATGCCGCTATCCAAGCTGACATTGACGCTGCTCCCGGTGTGCCTGAACTGAAACTGATTGTTGAATCTTTATAAGGAATAATACCATGCCACTCAAAAAAGGTAAATCAGATAAGACAGTCAGCGAGAATATCTCCATGATGGTCAAAGAAGGTAAACCACAGAAGCAAGCAGTTGCTATTGCACTGTCTGAGGCAGGGCGTAGTAAGCCTGAGCGTGGTGAGCGCACCAAGAAGAATAAAGAGAAGAAGAAAGCCAAATGACACGCCCTGTATCGGTAGGTGTTAACCTCACCTCAGCTACGGCTACTACGATCTACACAGTTCCTCTTGGCTACTTTGCTAAGTGGAACTTGATGTACATCTTCAATAACTCAGGCTCTACCAAGAGCATTTCTGCTTACTGGAGAGACTCTAGCGCATCCACTAACATCTATGTGCAGAACGGTACTATTGCATCAGGTAGTTATGTTCGCATGGATGGAGGAGCTTATGTAGTGTTGGAGGAAGGCGATACCGTAGTGATGCAGGATGAAGCAGGTAGCTCTTTCAGTACTATATGCACCTTTGAATTGTTTAAGAAAGAAGGAATCTAATCTATGGCTCGCAGCGTAGCGAGAATTCCTTCCTCATATTTTTATGGAGAACTGTAATGGCACTGCCAACATACCTTGACCTTGTTAATGATGTTCTGATTCGTATGCGCGAACCTGAAGTCACTACCGTCAATGAGAATACTTTATCTAAGCTTGTGGGTAGGTTGGTTAACGATGCCAAACGACAAGTAGAAGATGCCTACGCATGGAATGCTTTAACTGATACTTTGATCATTGAGACAACAGCTAATACTTACGGCTATGTGCTCACAGGTTCAGGTACTCGCTTTAAAGTCATTGATGCTCAGGACAACACCAACAAGTCTGTCATCAATCCTTTGAGCACCAAGTTGATGTCTCAGTACTTGCTGAACAATACCAGTCCCGGCAACCCGATGTACTACAACTTTAACGGTATCCACAGCACTGGAGACACTAAAGTAGACTTCTACCCTGTTCCTAATGCAGGCTTGACCTTGTACTTTAACTTGTACATTCCTGAGCCTGAACTGACCACTGACACTGCTACCCTTCTCGTGCCTAGAGAGCCTGTAGTCTTAGGAGCCTTTGCTCGTGCCTTGGTTGAGCGTGGTGAAGATGGTGGTTTGAACAGCTCTGAAGCCTATGGCCTGTACAAGTCTTCATTGGCTGATGCTATCGCTATTGAAAGTTCTCGCTATGTTGAGGAAGAGACTTGGGAGGCTGTGTAAGCCATGAGTCAACAAATCCAAACATACAGTATTACAGCTCCCGGCTTCTATGGATTGAACACACAGGATAGCTCGTTAGACTTAGCCTCTGGCTTTGCTTTAACAGCTATTAACTGTGTTATTGACCAGTATGGCCGTGTAGGTGCTCGTAAAGGTTGGGTAACTAAGCACTCAACCAACACTGACTTAGGCACTGCTAACGTAGAGTCTATTGGTCAGTTGGTGACAGACAGTGGTGCTGAGTACACCATTGCAGCAGGTAACAACAAGATCTTTAAGCTGGCAGGTAGTACCTTAACCATGCTGACCTACGGTGGTGGCGGTACAGCTCCTACGATCTCCGGCAGTAACTGGCAGATGGCAGCTCTGAACGAGTGCTTGTATCTGTTCCAATCTGGACATGATCCTCTGGTGTTCGACCCTGCTGTCAGTACTACAACCTATCGCCGTGTGTCTGAGAAGTCAGGCTACACAGGTACAGTTCCTGCTGGTAACATTGTCTTGTCTGCCTATGGACGCTTATGGGTTGCTGATACAGCCACTGAGAAGACAGTAATCTACTGGTCTGACATCCTTTCTGGTCACAAGTGGGCAGCGGGTTCTACAGGATCTATTGATGTCTCTTCTGTGTGGCCTAACGGTGCAGATAACATCACAGGTTTAGCCTCTCACAATGGATTCTTATTCATCTTCGGTAAGAATAATATCTTGGTGTACTCAGGTGCTCAGGATGTGCTCTCGGCAGGAGTGTTCAAGATTTCTGACTCCCTGACAGGTATTGGCTGTATCGCTAGAGACACCATCCAGAACACAGGATCAGATGTTATCTTCTTGTCCGATACAGGTGTCCGCAGTGTCTTGAGAACCATCCAAGAGAAGTCAGCACCTTTCCGTGACTTGTCTAAGAATGTACGCAATGACTTAATGAGTGCTGTGGCAGGTGAAACAGCAGCTAACATCAAGTCTATTTACAGTCCTTTTGAATCCTTCTACTTGATTACTTTACCTAGCCTTAAGATAGTGTATTGCTTCGACATGAAGGTTCCATTGCAGGATGGCTCTAGTCGAGTAACAATGTGGGATAACATGGAGCCTAAGAGCTTCTGCTACCTCCGAGATAAAAGCTTACTGATCGGCAAGGCAGGCTACATTGGTCAATACTCAGGGTATCAGGATA